TCGCGAATTTGACTGTGCCAAGCGTGTCCGATACGAACGATGGAGTGCTGGAAAGCTAAAGCATTCACCACGAAGAGGGAGCGAAGCGCGGTGAAGGCGCACGAAGGAAAGCAAAAGTGGGAACACATAAAAAAAATAATTCCTTTTGGTTCTATCGCCTCGCGACGGGAACTCTTCGTGCTCTTCGTGTTCTTCGTGGTGAAAAGGATCTTGAATGTCAGCGATAAATCCGGTCCCATTGAAAAACGCCCTCCGGCTGCCTCGGGCCATTGTCCAGGTGAACGGGGCGGCGCTGCCCGGCTGGGTCGAGTGGGACGTGAATAATAATACCCACCGGCAAGCAGACACCTTCCGGGTGACTTACGCCTGCGGGAAGCTCCCCGCGAGCCAAAACGCCGGCTGGCTGACGGCTCAGGGCAAAATCCAGGTGCAGATATTCGCCGGATTTCCTCAAAATCCGAACAGCTTCTCCGCCGCCGAGCTGACGAGTTTGATACTCGGCAACTGCGACCGGCAATCATACGATCCGGAGCAAAATATAATCGAGCTTTCCGGCCGGGACCTCACGTCGGAAATGATCGACACGAAGACCAGCGAGAATTTTTTAAACCAGACGGCGTCGCAGATCGCGACAACGATTGCCGGCCGCCACGGCCTTACTCCGGACGTCGATAGTACGGGCGGTTTGGACGGGACGTTTTACGAAATAGATTACGCCCGGCTGAACAACGCATCGAGCGAATGGGACCTCCTATCCGAGCTCGCGGATGATTACGGCTATAACGTCTGGGTGGATGGGAACACCCTGCGCTTCAAGTCGCAGGACAGTTCAGACACGGGCATCTATCTGATCCAGTGGCTCCCCAGGAGCGCCCGGCAGGGTTTCCCGCAGGCAAACGCCATGCGGCTTCGCTTCACACGCAATAATATGCTTTCGCAAAAAAATACCCAGGTAACCATCCGCTCCTGGAACTCGAAAATGAAGGCAAAAATGACCGGCCAGGCTACGGCGACGAGGCCGAACGCAGTCGGAACGCTCAATTACTTGTACAATGAACCGGGTCTCTCACAGGCCCAGGCGAACACGCGGGCGAAAGAACGGCTGAAGGGCATCATCCAAAACGAGATGACACTCAGCGCGACCCTGCCGGGAGATAATCTTTTAAATACGCGGGTGCTTGTCCAGGTGAGCGGAACGGGCACTGCTTACGATCAAACATACTGGCCGGTGACTGTCTCGAGGCGCATGGGCCCCGAAGGATATACGATGGACCTGGAAGCCAAGAACCACGCTCCGGAAATGGAAACGGATTCATGATTGAAGGATTGAGGAATTGAGGAATTGAAAAGCAATTAAGGAATTGAGGTGCCTAATTCCTGAATTCTTAAATTCCTAAATTGGAGTTTTTATTGAAAAATGCCGGCGATCTAAACGATGCCATGCGCAGGCAGGCGCTGCTGGCGGCCGGGACCCTGGCTGGAGAAAAAGACGGCACGATCACGTCTTATGACCCCAATGCCTATGCGGTCAAGGTAATGATCCAGCCGGACGGCTACGAAACAGGCTGGATCCCGCTGCCGTCCGTTTTTGTTGGAAACGGATACGGCGCCTATTTCGGCCCGGAGATCGGGCAGGCGGTTTCGGTCACTTTCGCGGACGGGGACAAGGACAACGGCAGAATAAGCAAATTCTTTTTCAATAATGTCGAAGTGCCGATAAAGAGTCCCAACGCCGTCCAAAGCGGTGAAATCCTCCTTCAGGACAAAGCCGGCAATATGATCCGGTGGAGTCCCGTACAGAATAAATTGATTATCACCGCCAACAAGGAAGCCGACCTGAACGTCGGGACGAACCTGGACGTAGCGATCCAGGGCAACGCAACGATTACGGTTACCGGCAATATCAATCTCACGGCAGCCGGGGGTGATATCACGGTCGCCGGGATAAGTCTTGTGAATCATGTGCATACTGGCGGCACGCTGGGCGGTGGGGATACCGGGCCGCCCGTAGCATAAGAGTTTTGAGTGGACCCTCACTGCGTTCAGGTCCGGGCTTGGCGTTGCTAACGTGGTTCAACGATTCAAGTCCGGGCACGATCTTTTGTGAGTGCCCAGTTTTGAGTTTCTAATAATTACTCAAAACTAACAACTAATAACTAAAAACTGCGAGCATCGCGAGCTATGGCCCAACAACTTCTAAGCGATCTCTACCAGATCTGGTCGACGGACCTGGAGGCATCAAATAGCGGGGATCTTCAGGCCGTGACGGGCACGGAACGCGGCAAGCAGCGGATATTGAGACGCCTCATGACCAACCCGGGCGATTATATTTTCGACCCAAGCTATGGACTCGGGCTGCCGCAATACGTGGGCCAGCCGCAGAGCAAGGATATGCTCGATAAGATCAATGGGATTGCATCGAGCCAGATACTCCAAGAGGCTGTAGTTGCGCCTTCGCCGCCTCCGGTTGTGAGCATAACGCAGCTTCCGGATTTTTCGTTGTGGGTCTGGATCCAATATGTGGACGCGCCAACGGGCACGCCGATTGTGTTGAGCTTTAACGTGGAAAACGATTGAGGAATTATAAAATTGAGGCATTGGGGAATTGAAGAATTGAGGGATTAAAAACCAATTCCTAAATTCCTAAATTCTTAAATTCCTAAATTTTTGAATGGAGAATTGATTTTGCCTCTTAATACCCAAACCTTCACTCAAATAATCCGGAACGCGGCGGCCGCGGTCCAGGGCGCGGCTAAGGCGCTCGTTGACTTTACGGTCGGGTCGATTATCCGGGCGATAATGGAAGCGAACGCGGCCGTCGTAATGTGGCTGCAGGCCCTCGTCCTCCAGGTTGCGGCCCTCACCAGGGCGGCGACGTCGAACAAGAGCGATCTCGATTCCTGGCTTGCCGATTATGGATTTACGCGGCTCCCGGCAGCCTACGCCACAGGGCAGGCGACTTTTTCCAGGTTTACCCCTACTCAGCAGGCGGTCGTGCCCGTCGGCGCCCAGGTCCAAACAAGCGATGGCACTCAGCAGTATGCCGTCACTCTCGATACGACCAATCCCGCCTACAGCGCGGGCCTGAACGGTTATGTAATCGTGGGCGGAAATTCAAGCGTAACCGTTACAGTGAAGGCCGTCAACGCAGGCAGCCAGGGCAACGCCACTGCCGGGGCCATAAATACGCTTAGCCAGGCGATCACCTACGTCGATGCGGTGACAAATGCGAGCCCCTTCACCACGGGCGCCAACGCGGAGACCGACGCGGCGGCGCGGGCCAGGTTCGTGGCATGGCTCAGCTCTCTTTCGAAGGCAACTTTGGCCGCTATCCAGTATGCGATCCAAAGCCTCGGAAACGTTGTGAGCTATACCGTTACGGCCAACCAGGCGTACAACGGCGCCACGCAGATGGGCTATTTTTATGTCGTGGCCGATGACGGAAGCGGCAGCCCGCCATCCGACTTTTTAAATGCCGTTTATTCGGCGGTCAATGCCGTGCGGGCATTCACCGTGGCGATTGCCGTCTTCAGCCCAAGCATCGTGACCGCAACCGTGGGAATGACCCTGACGACGGCTGCCGGACAAAATCACACGGCGATTGTGAGCACGGTCGAACTCGCGCTTCAAAATTATATCAACGGCCTGGGGATCGGGAATGCGCTCTCTTATGCCCGGCTCTCCCAGGTGGCCTATGACGCGGCGCCGGCGGGAGCGATCACGACGATCACGAATATACTTTTGAACGGCGGCACGGCCGACGTAGCCGCTACGAATCAGCAGGTCGTCCGGGCGGGCAGCATAAATGTGCTTTAGGAAAAGAGCTTTTCACGCGAAGCCGCGAAGGCGCGAAGAAAGGCAAAAGTGGGGAAAGTGGGAAAATATCTTCTGCCGGCAGCGCGGATCTCGCCCGAGTCGAGCAAGTTTTTGCCCTTAAAGTGGGAATTTTATATTTCCCTTCGCGTCTTCGCGCCTTCGCGTGGAGAAGGTTCTTGAATGGCAATAGGCGACCAAAACGACATCAAAACCAGGCTCATAAGCTACCTGCCGCGCTCGTGGTTCGACGGCGATTCGAACCCGGTCCGCGACGCCGTGCTGTCGGGCCTGGCTGCCGGGCATTCGTTCATATATTCGCTGCTGGCCTATGTGCGCCTCCAGACCCGCATAAAGACGGCAACCGAAGGCTTCCTGGACCTGATCAGTCAGGATTTCTTCGGCGGGGCGCTCCCGAGGCAGATCAATGAGAGCGATGCGCGGTTTCTGTCGCGCATAATCGTCAATATTTTCCGCGAACGGGCCACTCGGAACGGCGTGATCGATGTCCTCGAACAACTGACCGGCCTGGCGCCAAAGATTATCGAACTCCTGAATCCGGGCGATTGCGGCGCGTACGGGGCGCCGAACAGCGGCTACGGATCGGCCGGCGCTTACGGCTCGATGCTTTTGCAGTATCAGGCTTTCGTGCAGGCGTTCAGGCCGTCCCCATCCGGTATCAAAAATGTGGCGGGATATGGATTTAGCGGGCCGTCCGATTCGGGGATTAGCGCCCTGCTTTTTAATGGCATGCCGGTTGCGCCGGCGCCGAGCGCCGGGTCCAAAACCAACGCGGATCAATCTCTTTCGCCGGCGTCGCTGCTCTTTGACGGT